AGTATCAAGGGCTGCGCGCAGCCCTTGATACTAGGTGCCATGGCTCAGCCATGGCACCTAGTGGGCGCTTAGGCCGTCACAGCGTCAGCGGGCGCACGTTGGGCAGGCTTTTCGCCCTTCAGGGCCTCAGCCGTGCCCTTGATGCGCTGCGCTGCGGCTTTGTCTGCCTTGATGCGAAGCGCGCACGCCTGGGCGATGACATCCACGTTTTCACGCGTCAGTGCGCCCGTGCCGATCATATCGGCCACCAGATCAGCCAATGCTGCCGGGCTCAGGTCCACATGGGCGCGGGTTTCAGACGCCGGAACAAAGCCCTTTGCCTTTGCGATGTCAAGGGCTTTTTGCGTAGCCGTGGCTTCGCGCTTCGCTTTCGCCGCTGCTGCTTTCGCGTCAGCCGCTGCTTTTTCTTCACCAGTCAGCACGGGCGCTTCAACCGGGGCGATGGTCAGGAAAGCCGCCGAAAAGGATTCACACAGCGTCAGCGCCTGCGCGGCAGCCTGCGCGCGTACTTCGGGCGTTGCTTTGCCCTTGTAGCCGATCTTTTCGGGTGCAGCGCAGGCTCTGAAAGCTTCGCGATAGGCGCGGGCAATGCGGGTTTTGCCCACGGCCGCACCAGCAGCCTGCATATAAGGGGTTTTGTTGCCCAAAAGGGCGACAATGAAAGCCCCGTGCACGTGCCCCATACGTACAGCATGGAGTTCGCCCTTGTCGCCGCTGGAATCAGCGCGCACATAGGATGCAAAGTCAGTCTTGATCAGATCAGCGTAAGATGTATTGATGTTCGTCATGGTGAAAGTTCCTTTACAAAGTGCCCATTGTGGGCGGGTTTGCCAATATCGGCAGTGCGCTGCGATCAGCGTGCCTCATTATGCGCACGCTTTCGGAAATAGCGCAAGCCCCGTAACCATGACAATCGGCCACTGTGCATAGAATAAGAAGTCATAAAAACAGAGTTTGGTATAACCGACCCGCCGATAACCCCGTTGCTATCACCCACACCATCCCGATAGCCCCAAACTATCACGCCCCGCCATTACCTATCGCAACATCACTGCCGATAGGCCGCACCTATCAGGTATCCCACGCCTCAGCCCCGCTATCGTCAGACTCTACCCGATAGCCTGCGCCTATTACCCCGCTGTTGCGCCAGCTATGCACCATGGCGGGGCTATATGCTCAGGTGTTATCAAGTAAAGGGGCTTTATCCGCGCGATTTTGTGGATAAGCTGTGGATCGTTTCATTCTGGAAACAGAAGTATTACACCCGTAAAGCCCTTTATCGGGCCATGGTTGAGTTATTCACAGCGGTAGTATGCGGGGTATCGGCGGGGTATTTTGGGCGCATCCTAGGGGTTTTGTGTATTTAAGTATTAATTTGATTCTGGAAACAAAAGTATTACATACGGTGGCGGGTCAATGAGTGCGAAAGTATTACAGCGGGTGGCGGGTGGATTGAGTGCGAAAGTATTACATACCCCGGCAGCGCTGGAAGCGCGGGTATGTACCCCGAAAGTGTGCACGCGAGCGATGGTGGCGGGCCGGGCGGTGGTGGCGGGGAGACGTATACACATCCCGGCAGGGACGGCCGCGACGGGCCACTCCAGGTGTTCGGAACGGCCACAAAAATTTTCAAAACTTTGTGACATATTCGCAAACCTTGCCATTATTACTGTTCAATATCACTTTCTGGTATATTGTCAGCGACCTAACCACCCGCCACCATCACTCCCATGACCAAGAAAAAGTACCCCACCTCGGTGCAAACCGTCATCCGTGACGGTGACACGCCCTTGAAACACTGGCGCAGCAATCCCAAAGGCGATGGGCGCACCTTGGAAAAGCGCCTGACCGCCAAAATCCTTAAGGACCTGGCAAAGCGCAAGCGCACCAACAAGGAAGTCGCTGACGAGCTGGGCGTGTCCGAAACCTACTTGTCGCGAATGGTGGCGGCACGTCAGGTGAAAGAGCCGGGGATGACGCCGCTGCAACGCGAAGCGGCCTCGAAAATCTACAAGGCCCGAGCACAGACTCGTGACATGCTTGCTAAAAAGGTCAACAAAGGTCACATTACGCTGGAGCTGGCCGCGAAAGAGGCTGGCTGCAGCGTGCGTACCATGTACCGGTACTGCGCCAAGTTCGCTAAACCCACCAAGGAATGACCATGTTCGCAAAAACCATCCAGCTGACTGACGGCACCGACTTTCCCCGCCGCAACTCCATCGGCCACCTTCACCCCGTCGAAAAGGCACTTTACGAGACCAACGCGGCCATTGAAGCGCTCGGTGCCTCCACCAGCCTCACCAACGCGGTAAACCTCGTGCAACAGGCCCGCAACGCCGTCGCTGACCATCTCGAAGGCGTCCTGGGTGAACCGGTCAAGCCCCAGACCTGGCGTGACCGGCTGAACGCTGAAGAAGGCGAACTGAACGACCGCATCACCAAGCTGCGCGATTTCCTGGCAGACGGTGTGGCAAGCAAGAGCCTGACAAAAGAGCTTCGCGGCCTGATGCAGGCCCAGCTGAAGGCCATGCAGGCCTACAGCGCCACCCTTGCTGAGCGCCAAAACCTACTGAATCTGGCCGAATAAAGGCCCTTTATGCGCCAATTTCACAGTTTGTGAGGTTGGCGCACTCATTTTCAAGCTGAAATCATGGATTCAACACCCGGTTTGCAGGACTTTGACCTGCACAGGCCTCGAAAAGCTGCCTCTGATCTTGATGGCATGTCCAGCGCCGACTTGATTGAGCTGCACGCCAAGATCGAGAAAAAGCTTGGCGGCACCACGCTGGAAGAGGTCAATCTCGTTCGAGAGACCCTGCTGCAGATGCACCGAGCCAAGGTGCTGCAAGAAGTCGCCTCCAAAGCCGGTGAAGGCATCCCACTGAACCAGCGCGCACAGGTCCAAAACAGCCTGTCCAACATGCTTGCCCAGCTCGGACGCATGCAGATCGACCTGTTCACGTCTGAACGCATCAAGCGTATTCAAGGTGCGACCATCAAAGTGATCAAGACGCTTCCCAAAGAAGCTCAAAACCACTTCTTCGAGCTGCTTGAGCACGAGTTCGCCCAGCTCGAAGCTGAAGAGCGCAACCCGAGCATCAGGGAAGAGCCGAATGCAGTATCGTGACTTCCTGGAAAGCACACGCGTAGCTGTCAACGAGTCGTGGGACCTCAAGGACGCGGCCAAGTTCATCAGCACGCACACGTACCTGCGTGGTGCGCGCTACTCGTTCAGGGACCACGAGTTCCAGGAAAAAATCATCACAGACGACGCTCAGATCGTCAACTGCCAGAAGTGCTCGCAGATCGGTCTGTCCGAGATCATGGCCCGCTTCGGCGTGGCCGTGGTCAACATGATTCCCGACTTTTCCGTCATCGTCACCTTTCCCTTTTCCGGTGACGCCAGCAACTTCGCCAAGACGCGTATTGACCCGTTCATTGAAAGCTCACCCAAGCTGAAAGAAGCCGTGAACCGGCGCATGAACAACGGCGAAATCAAGCAGTTCAACACGAGCTTCATGTATTTCCGTGGCACGAACGGCAAGACCCAGGCCATCTCGATCCCGGCCGACATGATCATCTCGGACGAGATCGACCGCAGTGATCCGCATGTACTGTCACAGTACACGTCACGCTTGACACACAGCCGCTACAAGCTGCGCCGCAACTTCTCCACGCCCACCATCCCAGGCTACGGTATTGCCAAGGAGATGGACGAGTCGCTGCGCTTTCGCAACCTGTGCAAGTGCAACCACTGTGCGCGCTGGTTCTTGCCTGACTACTTTGAGCATGTGAAGATTCCAGGCTACGACCACAGCCTGCGCACGATTACCAAGAGCAATCTGCCGCGCACGCGTTACCTGGAGGCGAACCTGCACTGCCCGCACTGCGGCGCAGTGCCTGACCTCGGGCCTGCGCACCGCAACTGGGCACCCGAGAACGCCGACAGCAACCTCGAAGCCCATGGCTATTTCGTGTCGCCCTTTGACGCGCCCAACTTGATCTCGGTCGTGGACTTGATCAAGGCTTCGACCATGTACGCCCGGTTCACCGAATTCGTGAACCAGAACTTGGGCTTGCCTGAGGAAGACGCCAGCGAGTCGCTGATGCTGTCGGACTTGAACGCAGCGCAGATGCCGCCTGGCACCAGCTTCCAAAGCTCGCAGCTGCACTGCATGGGTATCGACCAAGGGTTGATTTGCCATATCGCCATCGGCCGCATGACCTTGGAAGGTGAGTTCCTCATCTGCCACCGCGAGCGCTGCACGCTGGCCGACTTGCCCGAGCGCAAGCGCAAGCTGGCCGCGCAGTGGAAGGTCGTGATCACGGTGGTTGACAGCCAGCCCAACGTCTTTCTCGTGCAGCAGTTGCAAAACGTGGACAAGAACTGCTACGGCGGCGTGTACACCAACCAGAAGAAGCTGATCGAGCCCTTCAAGATCAAGATGTTTGAGGGTGATGCTGAAGAGGGCAAGCTGCCGATCCATACGGTTCAGATCAACCGCGACAAGGCGTTTGACTTGTTGCTGGGCGTGATCAAGCGCGGCACCATGAAGTGGGCACCCATCAACGCTGAAGACGACGAGATGTTCGAGAAGCACCTGCTGGACATGCGTCGGGTGCAGATTTACGACGACAACATGGAGCTGACCTGGACCTGGGTGAAGTCCAAGGAAGGTCAAGACCATTACCACCACACGACGCTGTACCTGTGGATCGCATGCCAGTTGCGTTCCACGGCAAATCGGGTGATCAACCTGTCAGGCGTGAGCTTGATGCGGACGTTCAAGGTCAAGCACGCTGCGCTGCCTCAGGATTGAGTTATAGTGGGGCGTCAGTGTTGATCAGCGTCTCCGCGCTTTAGACCCGGTTCGCCGGGTCTTTTTTAGGTATGATGGGGTAAGAAAGGTGCTTAAGTATGATTGGTATTTACCGTATAACTCATCTCGCTACTGGCCGACATTACGTGGGTCAGTCTCTAAATATTCCAAAGCGCTGGCAGGCCCACAAGGACCGCAAGACATCGCACATAAGTAAAGCTATTTGCAAATATGGTACTGCTGCGTTTGAATTCACTGTAATTTGCCAATGTCTGCCCAGCGAATTAAATGCCTTGGAAAAGTTTTGGGTAGATGAATTGAAAGCTCTTACTGAAGGTTTCAACAAACGTACTGGAGGTGATCAACCTCGACTGTCTCAAGAGAGCAGGGACAAAATCAGTCGTGCTAGTAAAGCCCGATGGGCGTCTAACCACGAAGCCTTGGCAAGCATCCTGCGAGAAGCTGTGACTCGTGATGACGTTCGGTTAAAGGTGAGTAACTCTCTAAAGAAGTATCACAGTGATTTAACAGAGCCAGAGCGCTCGGCAAGAGATTCTTCCAGGATTGCTGGAATCCGTGAGGCTACCTCAATCGCTAAAATCGGTAAATCTACAAGAGAGCGTTGGTTAGACCCGGCGATGCGTGAACGTATGCTTCGGCCTATAGGTAAACCTAATGTTGCCAATCGAAGAGCAGACAAGTTTGTCTTTGAACATGTTGACGGTAGACGCATTGAAGCTACTTTATGGGAGATTGCCAATCTCCATAAGGTCTTAACTGCTCAGAAAGCCCACAACCTGATCTCAGGGTATCGTAAGACAGCTAAGGGTTGGAAATTGACAAGTCCAGTATTACCGGCATAATCCCCGGCCATGAAAGCCTTCCTCACCAAAATCGCCGCAGCAGTTTCGGGAAAAGGCTCGTCAGGCCAACTCCCACCTGTTGCACCGCCTAAAGTTAAGCCGCGTCAACAGACCTACCCCAGCTACCTGACTACGACGCAGCCGACCAGCTCGGTGCTGCAGCGCCTCGACCTGAACGTCGCAAACGTGGACGTGGTCACGGCGTACCGGCAGGGTCGCAACACTTACGAAGTCATCCGCAACTTCGCGCGGGTGAACCCGGACCTGGCAGCGGCGCTGAATGCGTACCTGCGAGTGGGCATTCCCGAGAAGTACATCGTGCTGGCAAGGGACCCGGACGGGTCTGTCAATGACGACGCAACCCGCCTGGCGTGGGAAATCCTGCAACGGTTTGACAAGCTGCCCGCTTACGACAGCGGCTTCTCGCAAGTGGACTCCATCCGCTCGGTATCTGAGTCCCTGGCAAAAGAGGGCATCCTGTATGGTGCCCTGGCACTGGAGTTGGTGCTGGACAAGAGCCGACTGCCCTACAAGTTCCAGCCGGTCTCCGTGACGCAGATCAAGTTTTATGAGGACAACAGCGGCGGCACCAAGGGCCTGCGGCCGGTGCAAGATGTGGGCGGTGTCGAGATCGACCTTGACATTCCGACCTTCTTCATGGTCTACCTTGACCCCTCGCTGCTGGACGCCTACCCGCAATCGCCGCTGGAATCTTCGATCCAGCCGGTGATCGCATCGGCTACGTTCTTCAACGATCTGCGTCGGGTCATGGCCCGGCACGTGTACCCGCGCTACAACATCTCCATTGACGAGGAGAAGTTGAAGGCGTCGATCCCGCCTGAAATCCTGAACGACCCGGACCAGCTGCCTGGCTACCTGAACGGCGTGATCTCCGAGATCGAGACCATGGTCTCAGGCCTGAGCGTGGAAGACGCCCTGGTGCACTTCGACTTCATCAACGTCGAGTACGTGCAAGGTGAGCGAGACACGGCTGAGAAGTTCGAGACCATCAAAGGCCTGATCGACGCAAACCTTGCCAAGGGTGCGAAGACCACGCCTGCTGTGCTGGGCAACGGTTCTGGCTCCCAGAACGTGGCTTCGGCCGAGACGCTGCTGTTCTCCATGGGTGCAAACTCGATGGTGCGCCTGAAGCTTCAAGAGCTGTACAGCAAGGCCATGACCCTTGCCTGCCGTCTGCTGGGCCATGAGGCCACGGTGTCGTTTGAGTTCGATGAAATCGAGCTGCGTCCCGAGACGGAGCTGGCCGCGTTCCGCACCATGCACTTTGAAAGCCTGCTCAAGAAGTGGGGCCTCGGTGTCATTGGTGACATGGAGTTCTGCATGCGTGTGAACCACTGCCCGATGCCTGCAGGCTTTACCTCGCAGTCTGGCACCTTGACGCTGCAAGACGTGTTGGGAATGAGTTCTGCCGATACCGGTGACAATGCCTACAGCGGCACCGGTGCTGGTGGCGGGCAGTCGGGCGGCGGTGCCGCCACACAGTCCCGTGCGAAGAAGACACCTGAGAAAGCGAAGGGGAGTCCCAAATGAGCCTGGCCTTGATTTACGCCTATACCCAGATGCAGGGGCCGTATCCCGGCTACATCAACCTCAGTGACAAGTGCGACACGCCGCTGCTGATCGTGCGTTCGCCCGGCCACAACGGTAACCAGGTTGCAGCGCTGCCCCTGACCCCGAAGCAATTGCTAGAGCTGGCTGATGCCATCGTCGCAAAGTTCCGCCCCAAAGACTGAGGCCTGCAGAGGCTGTCAGAAGCCGCCTTCACAAGGCTGCTCCCGAGTGGAGTGCCCAAGTCGAAAGCCGTGGGGGCAATCCCGGATCAGGCTCAAAAGGCATACCACTTCTTCAAGAAGAGAAATACTTTCGCTGACACCGCTTGCATAAAGCTACTTTCTGGATATACTCGGCTCCCATGTTCAAGACCGCACCCAATCTCTGGTTTGGCAGCGAAGACAGCTACTACGTTGTTCTCGACGCCATGGCGCAGCTTTCCGCCCTGGAAGCTCAAGGTCCTGAAGCCATCAAGGCCGCGATCCTGGCCCGAGGCGGGAATTCCGCCGATCCTTTCAATCTGCCGCCCCTGTGGAATGCCGAAAATGGTGTTGCGACGCTCAACATTCAGGGCTCCCTCATCAATGGCTACGCCGGTTTTTACCGGCTGTTCGGTGTCATCGGTTACGATGACATTCAAGAAGCTCTGAGTCAGATCGCAGGTTCCAAAGACGTGAAGTCCGTGGTCCTCAACATTGACTCGGGTGGCGGTGCAGTTAACGGTCTCGAAGGTACTGGCGCGATGATCCGTGCGCTGGATGCAGTCAAGCCGGTCATCGCGTACACGGATGGCTCCATGATGTCAGCAGCTTACTGGCTTGGCATCTCGGCACGTTCGACGTTCTCCAGCCTCACGGCTCAGTCGGGCTTCATCAGCACGTTG